AGGCATTGGCATCAGTGATCCCAGTGCCGTCTTCTACAGTGAATGCCATGGCTCATCCTCCTTAGAGAGGCGTCCTGACAGGGCGACGCCGGGTCTGAAGTGTGCGGTCGAGCTGAGACATGGTGTCCTCGTTGGCACCCGCCCGCGCCTCGCGCTGACGCTTCTGTGACTCGAGGTACGCCATGATGTCATGCGTCGGATTGTGGGGCGGCGTGATCCGGTCGAGCCGCGTCTGCAGCGCGTCGGACTTTGCCTGGAGACGCTTGTACTCCTGCTCAGCCGCGACCATGGCGGCCTCCGCCTTGGAGAGATCGGCGTTCACCGCGTCGATCTGCTTCTTGAGATCGGCGGCGAGATCGACCTCGACCTCGGGCTCAGGGGCGGGAGCGTCCGCGACCTGGACGTCCGGGGTGTCCTCCTTGTCCGCGTCCGGGTCGCCGTCCACCTGGGTGTTGGCCCCGGTGAGCAGCTTCTCGCGCGTCAGGAGGGGCTCAGCCTCGGTCGCCTCCTTGCGGGACACGTGCTTGCCCGTGAGCTTCTTGAGGACCTCGAGGCTGGGCAGGCCAGCCTCGGTCCAGTTCTCGTCGACCTTCGGGTCGAGCGAGGCGATTGCTTCCTTCAAGTCCATAGGGTGCTCCTTAGAGATTGTCAACGTCGGTCGCGTTGTCGATGGTCTCCGCCTTGTTGGACTTGAGAAGATCGAAGATCGCTCCCTCAGTGTCCATCTTGGTGAAGGTGAGCGTGCCAGTCCCGTCATCCGGGAACTGCTTCAGCTCGGTCCCGCCACGCCGACCCGTGACGGTGAAGGTGTTGACAGTCGGCGCAGTGCGGATCCAGACCTTCTCGCCAGCGGTGTAGCCAGAGGGAAGAGTGGTGGCGGCGGTGATGACGAAGGGACCATCGCCGGGCACATAGCCATGGGTGGCCTTGGTGAAGACCGAGAGATCGACACCGCCCGTCAGGTAGTCGCCAGTGAGGACGTTGCCCGCGTTCGTGAAGGTCTCGCTCGTCGCGATGAGATTGCCCGCCACGCCGGGGTTGAGGGCAGTGATGGTGACCGTGTCGCCCGCGCCATCGGCGGCGCTCACAGAGGCGTTCGCCGTGGTCCCGGTGTGGTAGTCGGTGCCGTTGCCCGCGCCGTTCGCCAGGACGGCGGCCACCAGGTTGGTGATCGTCGCGGCGGCGGACGCCCCGATCTTCACATCGTTCGCCTGGGCCGTGGTGTTCTTGAAGCGATAGGTCTTGGCCCCGAGGGTCAGGGTGTCACCATCGGTCGGATTGGCGGCGAGAGTGAGGGTGCCAGAGGCGGCGGTGCCACCTGCCAGTGTGACGGTGACGCCAGTGCCAGTGCCGTTGAGCGTGTCCTGAACTCCTGCGAGCCAGTCGAGGATCTTGCCGCGACGGCGGACGCGGCTGAACTTGCCGTGACGAAGATGACGAAGACGTGCGAGGCGGGCCATTGGGCTTCTCCCTTGGTTGATATCCTGCCCTCTCTAGTGCGAGAAGGCTCTCAAGACAACTCGAGGGAGAAGCCCACCGGCCTCACGAGATGATGTGGGTCGAGATCCGACGGAGCTGCAGCTCAGAGAACGGCAGCTTGAAGAGCTCCAGGCGCTGCAGGCTCACATTCTCCCAGAACCAGGCGACCTGATTGATGGAGGCCGACAGAGGCGGGACGATCAGTCGAGACACAGAGCCGCCACCAATGCACGCCTGGATCTGCCCAGGGGTGAAGGTGACTGCGAGGGTGTACATCTGGGCCTCCTCGAGGCCGGGGGTGGAGGTCGCGCCAGTGTTGTTGAAGAACAGCTCCAGGTCGCCGCCTGCCGCAATCGAGGCATAGTTCGCCACGTTGTAGCCTGGGTCGTCGTGGACCTCCAGGACCAGGCTGGCAGTGGGAAGGTCTGTTATGGAGAACTGAGCCACCATGCTGAGATCGGTGCCCAGCTCGGCTGCAAGCGCGGCAGGGAGGACGCCCTGACAGCTGTCCAGACCCTCGGCCCCGAAGGAGCCGACGATCTTCGTGCCCCAGTCCAGATCCTCGATGCAGATGTCATCGAAGTCGGTGTTGGTGCCGTTGACAGTGCACGTGGCAGCGCCTGCCAGAAAGTTCATTGAGATGAAGGGGTCGCCGATCAGGCGCTCGTCGCGATTGCGCTCGCGATTGGCCGCCAGGATGTTGCGTGCTCGGGACATGCTGAAACTCCATTATGAAAAAGGGCCGGGAATGACCCCGGCCCTCGATAGCTCATCTCGTAGCGGAAGCCTATCAGGCCTCGCGGGTGACCAGCTGAGCCAGCTTGATCATCTTGCGCTCCGCGTACACACGCTGCCACGATCCGGCGTGAGCCAGGTTGTTCGAGGTCGCGGCGTTCGACGGACCACCAGAGGCGGCGGTGCCAGCGTACTTGTTGCCGGTCGGATGGATGCACCACTCGACGCGGTTGTGCAGGGTCTCCTGACCACCGCCGTTGCCCGCAGCCGGGACACGGATGGTCTCGGTGGGGACGTCCGGCGAGCCGACGCCGAGCTGGAGGGCGCCACGACCGAACAGCCAGCTGGTGTAGACACCAGAGCTGACGGGCATGCCGTCATCCACGATCACGGTGCGACCGAGGAAGGTCGGGATGTTGACGCGGCCTTCGCTGTCCGGGATGAAGTCGATCAGGTTGTTCTTCTGCATCCGGGAGTAGACCACCGAGTGGACCGCGATGGCGACGATGTCGTCGGCGCTGTCACCCATGGTCGTGCAGGCGTCGATGAACGACTCAGCGTTGAAGTCCGTGACGCCAGCCGAGTAGCTGACACCCGAGACGTCGACGATCATGTCGTTCTGGACGTGCTCCGAGCCCGAGGGCGCGGCGGCGTTGTCGGCGAAGACACCCTTCATCAGGGCGATCACAGCGGCCTGGAGACGGCGAGCCCAGTAGTAGCCAACGCGCTGGGCGATGCTCTCCATGGGATCGGAGCCGGCAAGGGCGGCGGTGAGATCCATGTCCGACCAGGACTGGTTGCGGCTCATGCGGACCGCGATTTCCTTCGCGGCGGAGGTCTTCAGCGGCGTCGAGCTCGTGCCGTCGTCGTCGGACGAGACGTTCTCAGCCGTGTTGGTCAGGTCGAGCCAGCCGGGGACCTGGAAGGTGAGACCGCCGCCAGCGAGCATCGCGTCGATGGCCGGGCTGCGGACCAGGAGGCCAGACGAGATCAGGCGGGACTTCTCCTCGGTGATCTGCTGGACGTAGGGAGTGAACACTTCGGGGACGATGACGTCCGAGATCTTGGTGACGGCCATGTGAGTTACCTCCTTGGGGTGTCATGGCGGGGATTTCGCTTGACAGCCGCCACATGGCAGTCGCTGCTAGTGATCGCGAGATAGCTCTGAGTTGTCTCAGGGGACAACAGAAAGTGGAGAGGGGGTCAGGCCCCCTGCTCCGAGCCGGACATGATCCGCTTCCAGGTGCCCAGGGGCACGGGACCATCGACGATCCAGCACTTCTCCTTGTCGAGGAGAATGACGTAGGCATTCGGCTTGCCCTCGGTCGTGACCCACAGGATGTGGGCCGTGCGCTCCGCCTTGTCCTTGGTGATCGTGAAGGACAGCATGAGATTGCCCTCCTTCAAGATGCCGAGGACCATCTTCGGGACAGCGGTCCCTGAGATCAGCTCGTAGCTGGTCTTCTCCCAGCCAGGCTCCTTCTTCATGAGATCCAGGTCTCCCTGGATCCGGCTGATGTGGGCTGACTTGGATGAGCACTGCTCGTCAGCAAAGGCGAACGGGATCGTGAGGACGAAGAGCATCACGATCGCGATGGCGATGGTCTGAAGGAAGCGAGTCATGAGATCCTCCTACTTCTTCGCGGCGGGCTTCGGCCCACCGATGGTGGTGCCAGCCGCCTTGGCCATCTGCTCGGCCTTCGTGCGGTCGGCCTTGATCGCCGCGCCCTGCTGGGTGAGGTTCCAGTGCTCGGCGGAGAACGGGTTGTTGGGGAAGCGTGCGCCGCCTCCGCCACCCGATCCGCCGCCACCCTGGGTCTGACCCCACCAGTGCGGACGGTTGTTCTTGAGATCACCAAGCCAGACGTCCGGGGCGAGGCCGGGCGTCACACCCACCCCATCCTTGGTCACGACGTTGCCATTGGTGTCGACCTCCAGCACGCGCTCGCCGTAGAGGAGGGCGTCGTCGATCGCGGACGGCAGCATGCCGACCTTGCTCGCCGCCTGGCGGACGGTGTCGTGGATGGTGCGCGTGCGCTCCTTGGTCTCGAAGCCGTTGATGATCCCGTCCTTCTCGGCCAGGGTCGTCTTCAGCTGGTCCCGCTCGCGCTCGACCGGGGCGAGGCGGCTCTTGATGCGCGTCTCGACCAGGGCCTCGATGGCGGCGGGGTCCTTGTCCTTCGTGAGAAGCTCGAGCTCTGCCACGCGGTCGAGCTGGGCCTGGATCTCCTCGGGCTTCTTGCCGAGAGTGGACCATGGCGTCAGCTTGTCACGGGTGGACTTGTGCTCGTTGCGCTCGTTGGTCAGGGCAGTCTGCAGACGATCGACATCGCCCTGCGTCTTGATCCCCTCGACCTGGGTGAGCTCCCACTTCCCGTTGCGCTCTGTGAAGAGCTCCTTGTGGGCTGCCGGGATGTCAGCCTCGGTGTCGTACACGGCCTTGATGGGCATCCATCTTCTCCTATGGCTCCTGAGTCACCGGGACATCCCGGCCTGATCACCCTGCCTCAGGATCTCGCTCCTGGGCAAGCCCGTAGAAGTGATCCTCATCAAGTCTGACTCCCCATGCCCAGAGGCAGAGCGCGATCCATCGGCCCGCGCGGCGGACGTCGCCCTCGTGCATTCCGGGGAAGATCAGGTGCAGCAGCTCGTGGATGATGGTCTCGAGAAGCATGCGACCACGCAGCTTGGGGTCGATCTCCATGAGATGCAGCTTGTGCCCGATGGATGGGCAGATGTGGGCCTGCCCATCGGCCTGCTCTCGGCCCAGGGGTCGAATGCACACCCTGGGCGGGCGGCGGAAGTCAAGACGCGGGGGTCTCGTCCTCGTCATCGACTGGCTCCATGTGCTCCGTCATGAGTGTCCGCACGAGGCTGCTCTTGACGAGCTCGAGGATGCCGAGGAGATAGGTCAGCGACACGCTCTCAGTCGTGTTGAACATGAAGCTGTTCCCCTCTGGCGTCTCCTTCACGAGCACGACCAGGGCACCATTGAAGTTCTGAGCGATCGGCTTGGTGTCGATTATCTCGAGGGTGTCGCTCAGCAGATCGACGATCTCGGATGTGAACTCGACGATCTTGGCCTGCTCAGGGGTGAGGGTCTCCTCGGGCTGCTCGTCTCCAGGCAGTGGGTCGTCAGACACCCGCTGCCCCGCGACCGCTGCCATTCTGATCCCCGGATGGATTGGTTTGTCCGCCATTGTTGTCTCCGCCTGGGTTGAGGATCTTGTCGTCGACAAGGACCTTCTCCTTGCCGATTGCCTCGATCTCCTCCTCGAAGGTCTTGGTGGTCAGCTGACGCTGGGCCATGATCGTGTGGATCGTCTCTTGCGAGATCGGCGCACCAAGGTTCTTCGCGGTCTGGAGCTCGACGATGTTCCGGCTGGTCAGCTGGATGTTGACGAAGTCCAGGTTGGGCTTGACAGACACTTCATCGGGGTTGAGCCCCATCCACTTCGCAATGATCTTCAGCGCACGCTCGAGGCCGCCAGCGGCTGTGAGCGCGATGTCGTTCAGAGTTGCCGTCTGGGCTGCGACGCGAGTTGCAAGTGCATCTCCGGACTCACGCTGCCGGGACGTCGTGTCCACAAGCTGGCCAGATCGGCTGGCCGCCAGCCGCCGGTCATTCTCAAGACTGAGACGCTGCTCTGCCAGGCCCTTGCTGTTCACACCGATGTACTTGGCATCGGCGCCAGTGGGCAGCTCGAGAACCGCGTTCGCACCAAGGCGGAACTTGCCGTCGTCCTGGTCCGAGCCAATGACCACAAGGGTGTCCTGGCCCTGCATGAACAGGTTCTGGCGGTAGTCTGCCTCGCCCCGGTAGATGGCCATGCAGCCACGCGCCAGCGAGATGAGCGGCGGGACGTCCGGGTCCGGCAGCAGGTCCTTGGAGTTGATGAAGACGAAGGGGATCTCGTCGAGTGTCTTGCCACGGAACATCGGGGCGAAGGCTGGCAGCTCGACCTTGTCGCTGCCATTCTCAACCACCTGCACCTGGGCGAAGTAGGTCCCCATGGTCTCGTTGTCGACCATGTCGCCGAGCGACAGCACGCGATACTTGCTCTTGGTCGTCCACATGAAGCCCTCGCGGACAGGCTCCGTCTCATCCAGCACGACGAGGTTCAGGGTCTGCAGCGTCGGGCTGCCAATCTGTCCGTCGTCCCAGTTGATGATCGTGGTGGTCTCGTAGAGCGCCATGTAGGGCAGGATCTCCGCGCCCTCCGGCACGGTGAGCGGGAGGTCGACCAGGAGGCCGCAGCGCCCGGTGCTGAGCTGCTGCTCGTGCACGCGGCGGTAGAGCTGCTTGAGGGTCTCGCCCTTGACCGACGCTCGAGTGAGCAGAGGCTCCATCGCGGCGGGCAGCTTGATGACCGGATCCTTGTACCACAGCATGCCCATCGACGTGTTCACGCTCTCGGTCATGAACTCCGGGAACACGGCGCGTGTGATGTACGCCTGATATGCCTGATAGCCGAGCTGGGTCTGATTGGCCAGGCCGTCGAGGATCATGCCGCTGGTGGGCGGCAGGTACGTCGACCCCTTCGACTTGACCGCTGCCTCGCCCTTGTAGGCGTCCTGCAGCAGGACCCAGTCCTCCAGGTGCTCATCGAACTTGGGATGGTGCGTGTTGACGGCCATTGGTCACTCACTTGCGATCGTCGTCGGCCACATCCCGGATGGTCGCGCCGAGGACACGAAGCATCGAGGCATAGGCATTCGGGAAGAAGTATGAGATGGCGACGCAGGCCATCACGCCGAGAAAGAAGCCGAGCATGTGTGTCCTCCATCGATTGAGCCCAAGGGATAGCCCAGGGGCAGTCCTAGAACAAGCCCGTCGAGCGACCGCTGGTGTGACGCATCGAGGAGGCCCGCACGCGATAGCGTGTCTCGTCCGCGATGTGGTCCTCGGTGTCGGTGTCGACGTCGTCCATGTCCTTGTCGTCCCTGGGCAGGACCGGGACTGTCCGGATGAAGTGCTCGCAGCAGTCGTGGATGAACAGCCCAGGGTGCTCGCGCGGCCCTCCTCCCTTCGGCGGGTGGGCGGCCTTCAGCATCTTGCGCATGAGCTCCCAGCCGTTCTTTCGCGAGCCAGGGCGCTTGTCGGACGGCACCCAGCGCACGCCGGGATAGACCCGCCCTGAGTCGAGGCGCACCTGCGTCGACATGTCCTGTGCGATGGACACGCCGTTCTCAACGTCGAAGATCGAGGCGTCGGCGGGGCCGGGCTTCACGAGATTGTGGATGCCCCAGCCGACCTGCCGCTGCACGATCCCTCGGGCGATGTCCGCCGCCAGCATGCGCTTCCCCTCGTTCGGCTTGCCGCTCCAGATGTACCACTCGTGGATCCGGTGGAGGTCGCCGCGCACGCTCGATCGCGTCCGGCCCTCGCTGTCCACGTAGTCGCTGCCATCGCTCTCTGCCCACCAGCCCACGGACGCGGGCTTGGAGCTGCCCCAGTCGAAGCTGCGGTCGAGCCGCCAGGTGTGCGGGATGGAGAAGGGCTTCACGACGTTCCACTTGTACTCGAAGACGTCATCGAACATGCCGCCAGCGACGATGTCCCACGAGCCATGGAGCCACGCCTTGAGCTCTGCCTCGTTCTTGGCACCCGACCTGAGACGGTTGACGTAGTCCGGGTCCGCCCTGAGCAGGATCTGGTTCTCCCAGATCGAGCCGAAGATCGAGCCGCGCGGGACCTCCAGGTGGCCGTCGTCATCCCGTGAGTCGGTGATGATCTTGTTGCGGTGAGACGGGAGCCTCCAGCGATGCTTCACCCAGTTGTGTCCAGGGCCGTATGGGTTCGTCGTCGCGCGCACGCGCTTGGGCACGCCCATCGTGGACGAGCGGTTCGTGGACATCATCCTGAGATAGCCGCCAGGCATCGCCCAGTTGCACAGCTCCTCCCAGCCAATCCATGGATACTCGTGGCCGTGATAGTTCCAATAGTCGTCCTCCTTCATGAAGTGACGGAGGAGGAGCTGCTCGCCCTGCGGGAATGTCCACACGTGCTCCGCCTGATTGTAGCGGGCGCTGGGCCAGATCTGCGGGATCCACTTCTTGGACTTTGAGATCACGTCCGTCAGCTGGGCGTAGGTCTGCCGGAAGAGAATGCCCTTCCATGCTGTGCCATGGCCCACGCCGACATCGCGGCAGAAGTCCATGATGAGCGCGTCCGTCTTGCCGGGTCCGCGCGTGCCCTCGTACAGCAGCTCTGGGATGTTGGTTGTGAGGAATATCTCCTGAGACCCCGCCTGGGGTCGCCAGATCACCTGCTGGTCCGTCTGAACCTCTGCTGTCAACAGCATCTGCTCTGCTCCTGGGCGACATCGCCTCGGTCCTGCATAGCACAAGGTGACAGCGCGGGACAACTCACGGGTGCAAGCTGGGCCTGCAAGCAAGGAGAAACGCATGCTCAAGACAATCCGCGCGACGCAGGTCGCCCTCACCATCAGCGACCAGCTGCTGGTGCTCGACAAGAAGTCCATCGAGGTCGATGTCGACCCCGCCCGCGTCATGTGCGTCTTCGAGGACGGAGCCCAGGCAGGCTGCCTCGTCATCATCGAGGGTGGCGTGCACATCCGCTCTGCCCAGAACAAGCCTGACACTCTCAAGGCCCTGGGCCTCGACGTCGACACCCAGGCGGCAGAGGCCGCCGCTGCTGCGAAGCAGAGCCGGAGGCTCCGGTGACGCGGGGCGTCAAGACCGCCACGACCACCGAGCTTGAGAACGCCTTCTACACGGCGCTCCCGACCAAGGAGGTCGCCCTCGTCCTGATCGTCTCAATCGAGCGGGACCCACTCGGCTTCACCGCCGAGGACATGGCCGACTTCCAGTCGACCATCGAGAGTGCCCAGGGGTACGGACACGTCCGCCTGGCACGGATTGAGAACGTCCCCAACGCGCTGGACATCACACCGTCGACCGCGTCTGCGCCGCCCATGGCATAGACGCGGTGGGCACCCTCGCGGTGACGCCTGCTGGCCGCGCCGCCCTCCTGTGCGCGCGGGACCGCCAGGGCCTCGTCACCTACAGCCACTCCCAGGGAGGCGTGTTCCCCAAGTCATGGGCCGCGACCTGGCGTTCATGGAGGATCTCCCTTGAAGTTCGTCGCTCTCAGCCCATCGGCCATCGGCAACGACCAGACGCCGATCCGCCCGCGCAACCCCGATCTGCCGCCGCTCCTCGTCAACCCCTGGCAGGTTGTCTGGATCGCCCCGCACTCCTCTGAGCAGGGCGGCGGCTGCACCGTCATCACCACGGACCGCTCTGCCCTCGTCATGCGTGAGAGCATGGAGCAGGTAGTCCGCATCCTCACAGGAGACATGCACTGATGCTGAAGATGCTCTACTGCGACATGGTCTGGCACCCCGCCGACCGCAAGTATCTCAAGCTGGAGGGCGGTGACTGCTTCCAGCTCGTCAACCCAGACGCGGTGACCCGGATGTGGCAGGCCGTCGACCCGCAGAGCCAGAAGGCCCACACCTTCGTGGAGATGAACAACTGCGTCATCCTCCACTCGCCGCAGGACCGGAAGACAGTCATGCAGAGCCTGACTGGTGTGATCGAGGGGGCGTGATGCCATACACAGAGGCAGCCAGAGGAACCGGGGGCCGCGCCCGCCCAGGGAGCGAGCGGTCCTTCAAGGCCCAGGGGGCGGTCGAGCTCCCCGCGCCCGCGCCGGGGCACCACTGGGAGTGCGTGTTCAACCCTGAGAAGGGGCGGGTGTTCCTCGCATTCGTGGAGGTCAGCGATGGGGCACTATGACGACTGCTACGCGGAGGAGGCCCAGCGTCGCCACGAGCAGCGCCAGATCGCCTGGCTCCGAGTTGAGAAGGCCCTGGAGATGGCCAGGACCACGTGCCCGTTGAAGTCCGGCGAGCACACCAACACCCGCGCCATGGAGGATGCCCTGGAGGCTCACCTGGTCAGTGCCATGGCCCTCGTCACGGCGCTCCACGCCCGAGGCTGAGGATGAGAATGCCCATCACCAGCAGGACCAGCGCCACTGGCATCATCTGGATGATGTGCAGCACCGTCTCCATCACCCCTCGCTGATGTAGTCTCTGACGATGCTGGTGAACGTCCCGAAGAGGAAGCCGAGCGCCACGCCCGCCCACTGACGGAGCTCCTCCGGGGCCGCGCCCTTCGACAGCACTGCCCACATGGCCGATCCGATCACAGCCACCATCGTGAGGAGTGTGATGATCCACCCTGAGATGATGACGGCTCGCACCACCATGCCACGGCGCTTGTCGGGCTGCACTGGGACCATGTCGCTCATGCCGTGGAGGATGGATGCTGTGGGGTGGCGGGACAAGCGGGGACCTGGGGCCTCTTAGGGTCCCCTCTCAGGAATAGGGGAAGGGGTCCAGTCCCATCTTGATTGACGCGCAGGATCCCCGCCGCCCGGATAGGGTTAACGGATCCTTCGCGCTCCCGGAGGGAAGGCGGGGACCGTTAACCCTATGGGATCAATTGTTGGCGCGGGCGAATTGATCCTTCGCGCTCGCGAAGTCGTCATCGCTGGCGCAGAACAAATTCTGCCACGCAGCATCGAGCTCGGCGGCGCGGAGGCGAGAGGCGCTCTGCTCTGCGGGAGCGAGCACAGAGGCGCGAAGCCCGAAGGGGCGGACGGGGGCGGAGAGCGAGGGGCGAGAGAGCATGGGGTTGACTCCTGAGAGCTGAGAGAGGGTGGAGGGCGAGGCCGAGGCCTCGCCCCTGGACCGTCAGGCCTTGGCCCCGGAGACGGGGGCGACGATGCCCTTCCCGTCGAGACCGACGTACCGGAAGACCTTGCGGCCTGCCTTCGCGGAGTAGACGTTCAGGACGGTTCCCTTCCCCTCCTTCGCGCGGATCGCGTCGATAACGCCGCGTGCGTCCTTGTCCGAGAGACCGAGCTTCTCGCACAGGAAGGCGACCGGGTGGCCGTCTCCGGAGAGGAGCTCGCGCACCTGCTGCATGAACGGAGCAGCCTTGCCCTTCTGGACGGGGGCGATGACCGGGACGGTCTGGACGGGGGCGACGACCGGGACGGTCTCGACGGGGGCGGCGACCGGGACGGTCTCGACGGGGGCGACGACCGGGACGGTCTCGACGGGGGCGGCGACCGGGACGGTCTCGACGGGGGCGGCGGCGGCGGACTTCTGGTTCTTCTTCTTCGACATGGTAGTCTCCATTGAGTTCCGAGGGAGGAATTTCCCAGGGGCGGCAGGCAGCGCCCTAACCACGAGACGAAGGATATGCCGCCAATTGTTAACAGACCGTTAACGGCCCTCGGCCCTCGTTAATCATGTGGGCGCGCACGCGCATAGGGCGACAGATCTTAACAGATCGTTAGAGCTGCCAGATCGATCTGTCGGCGATTGATCTATGGTTAACGGATCGATCTCTCAATCTCGGCCCTACCGATCTATGGTTAATGGCCCTACCGGCGCGTTAAGTCTCCATTAACCCTAACCGTTAAGGTTAATGAGACCCTAACGTTAACTCTCCGTTAACCCTAACGGTTAACCCTAATGCGGCGTTAACCTTAATAATTAACCTTACTTATTAACCTTACTTATTAAGGTTAACGAAGCTCCAGAGAGATCTGTCTCGAGATCTGTCGCTGACCCTCCACGATCTCTCGCAGACCGATCAGCCGATCACCCTCGATGGATCTCTCAGTCATGATCTATAGATTGATCAATCATGGATCTGTCGCCGACGGACGGATCTCTCTGGCGTCTGGCAGAAAGCCAGGCCGACCAGTGCTCTGGTCGACCATCGGCCTTCAAACCTGGATCAGTGTGGGCTTCGCAAGCGACAGGGCACTGGCGTCCCAGCGATGTGCCAGTCCGGTGCCCGGACCCAGGACAGGGTGGGTGTCGGCATCGCCGTCGAACAACCAGTCCTCGGTGTCAGGGACGTGGCAGTGGGCGACAATCCCAGCAACCGCGTGGCTCGGACCGTCGACCTCCCACACCAGGTGGTGTCGCTCGTAGAAATAGGGGGCCTCGCTCTGGTAGTGGCGAGTGGTCCACTTGTGCTTCTTCATGGCCGATCTCCTTCCGTCTCAAAAGCCATGCCAAAGCGTGGGCCTGCAGATGTCAGGCGGCAAGCGGGCACCCGTGATGATTGAAGGCTCTAGTTGCTCGTGATGATTGAAGGCTCCAGGAGGGATCACTCCTTGGTGCCACCCTCTGTCTCCTCGAGAGATCGCTGCGTGACGCTCAGCTTCTCCAGTCTCGCTGAGAGATCCTCGATCGACACTGCCTTCTCAGCAGGGATCACTGGGATGAGCAGCACGCCTCCCACTCCACCATCCTTCGCGAATGGGTTCTTGCTCTTGAACTTCTCGATGTCAGCCTCGAGCAGACGCTCCATGAGACGATCGCTGTACACCTGCTCCTCCTCGAGCAGATTGCCGTCCTTGTCGTACTTGCGACGGGTCACTCCCTCCACAGCACGACGACGAGCCTCTGTCTCAAGCTCTGCATTCCTCTCCTCCAGCGCGTCGTCGATCGCTGCCTTGAAGACAGGATCTTCCTTCATGTAGAGACGGATGGTCTCGCGACTGACAGATGCGACCTTGGCCATCAGTCCTGGATAGTAGCCGCTGGACCTGACGAAGTTGATCACTCGTTCCTTCGCTGCATCATCGAAGCGAATTGGAGATCGCTCCACGATATGTGTGTCAGTGTCAGTCAACGATGGATCTCCCGCGCACGTGTGAGTCTGGACTGACAGATCGGCCAATCCCAGGTGACGGACAAGCCCAGGGGAGGGGCACTCTGCGGAGCTGGTGGACTCATCTCAAGCTGAGTCAGTGAATTGCTGTGAGAGACAGTGAAAAGGGTGCAACTTGAGGAGCTTATAGAATATATTCTCTTCTCTTAAGAAAGAGAGAGAGAATTAATAGGGTCTCTCGTAGCCCTATCCTCCCGGCCAGGAGGACTAGCAACCCGACCTCCCCTGGGCATGAGTGACCGAGACAATGAGCCGCAAGCTCCTCTCTGGGCACGATAATGATGCTCTCTCATACCGACTCAGTGACTCAGGGATGAGACGTCCAGCAGGTCCATCGCACAGCCCAGGAGGGCCATGGTCCTTCCCCAGGGGGAGCTCGCTCAAGTGTCAGGATCGACGTCATGCACCCTCCGTGGTGACCCGATGATGTACTCGACGCGGGTGGGTTCGTGGAGCAGACGGGCTCGTTCTCTCATCCCTTCGCGCTTCTCCCAGGCGCTTTGGCCCTCAGACTTTCGCTTTGCCTGAAGCCTCTTTCGCACTGACTCCGACGGTTCAATGTAGCATCCGCACATGGAGCATCGCTGCTGATCTGTTGCCACGTAGTTGTAGAGCAGAGGGGCAGGGGGAGCCCACACTCGATTGATGCAGCGAAGGCACAGCTCCTCTTTCTCAGTCCTGCGGCAGTACACCTTCCCTCGCTCGGCTTTCTTGGAGTAGGCGTCCCAGGCCACCTTGTTCCCGGCCTCGAACCAGACAGTCTTCATCTTCTTCATCTCTCCCTCCAGTCCACCACAGGCTGCTCCAGGCAGAGCACGCGCACTCGTCTCTCAAGAGCAGTCCCCAGAGCAGCGCCTCGCTCCTGCGCGGCCCTCCCAGCACAGTGCTGCAGCGGAAGGTCTCGCTCAATCACGTATGCACGATCATCCCCGGCGTCACCGAGGATGACCATGATCAGTGTGTACAGCGTCCTCACCGTCAGTCTCTCATCAGCTTGACGAAGTCGTCCACCGACCTGCCGCCGAGATCCGGCCTCGGCCTCGGTCCGGCCTCCATCCGCGCCAGATGGCGGACGCGCTCCAGCTCCTGGGCAGTGTGAGGGCAGTTCCCCATGGCGGCCTCACGACCGCTTGGTGGAGCGCCTCGGAGAGGCAGCGCCGCCCTGGCGGGGGCCACCCTCCTGCCCCTGGGCCTCGGCACCGCCAGACGCGGCTCCTGGGCGGGTCTCGACGGCCATCGGGAGCACGGCCAGCAGGCGCTCCACAGGCCACTCCGGGACGAGCCTCAGGGTGAGGTCGGGCAGTCGGAGCGAGCACTGCCCGTCCGGGTGCACCATCACCATGCGGATGCTGTCGACGTTCACCAGCGCCCGCGCCCGGATGGTCTGGGCGGCGTAGTACTCGAGATCTATGAGCACAGTCGTGCCTCCTCCTTGTTGAGCATGGCATCATAGTCCGGCTCGAGCTCCCTGGGCGATATCACTTCGGCCAGCCAGGGCCAGGTCTTGAACGTGGCCACGATGCCCAGGTTCTTCAGCTGCTCCTCCCACGCGCGGGCCTCGGCGTAGAAGGTCTCCTCGATCTCGTCGCTCTCGATCCATGCACCGGACAGAGAGCACACGGCTGACTCGACGGTCATCCGCTTGACCCAGTCCCGCTGGTCCCTGAGCAGAGTGCGGGCGGTGTTCTTCGGGTCGTCCGCCTGGAGGCCCATGTTCGAGTGGGCCATCAGGGCGGCGAGGATGGAATAGTGGTGCGGCTTCATTGGTGATAGCTCCTCATGCATGAGACTGAGCAGAAGCGCCCAGTCAGCTCTTCTCTTCGACCCCCATCGTGCTCGATCGTGTACACGTTGAGGTATGACTGACCGGAGGGTGTCTCCGGTCGCTGTCCGCACCAGGCGCATCCGCACCCGAGCAGATTGCTGTAGTCGCGGGACGAGTGCAGCTCGGTCCTCGCGAATGGATCTCTTGAGATCAGGCGACTCATGAATGGTCCATCGAGAGGGACTCACGCACCCTCTCCTCCTCGTCGAGATCGAAGTCGTCGATGTCCTCGTCGTCCCAGTCTTCGTGGAAGATGGGCCGCCCGTCGTCGTCCCAGTCGCCACCGCGACTGATGTGCAGGTGCATGGACCGCTCGCGCTCGAGCCTGTCCTCTGGGCTCTCGAGCTGGACACAGCTGGACTCAGGATAGTTCTCCCTGAGCCAGGCGTGCGCGGCCTCGCGGCTGTCGGCCTCGACATCGGCACCGAACTCGCAGCGCGTCTCGTCGAGCATCACGGCGTGATACCTGGTCATCACAATCCTCGTGCATACTTGATGCGGTGGACAGTGGGCCAGATCAGCGTGGTGCCATCCTCGGCGTCGCGCCAATCCAATGCCCAGCCAATGATGGGGAACAGCCCGAAGCAGATCGAGCCAGAGCTGTGATTGAAGAAGAGCTTCATCTTCGTGTCCTCGTTGGGCCCAGGCTTGATTGCCAGGGTGAGGCCAGCATGCGCCTGGAGATGCCCAGACGCAAGCCGGTTGTCGTGACTAGAATACACCAGTCTTGTGTGCCTCCGCCTCGAGCTCCTGGAGCCTGAGCGCCCGGAGATCGTCCAGGATCCACTGGAGCACGCGGGTGTCGAGCTGGACGAAGGAGGCACCGCTCTTCCGATCCGGTGTCCTCATGGCTCGCTCCATCTCTCGCTGGAGAGCCTCCATGGTGATCTCTGGGGTCCTCATGTCTCGTACCGATCCTCCGGGATGTTGGGGAAGTGGAGCCTCGCCTCGTCGAGCCTGGCGTGGCGACCCATGGCGACCACGGCATCCCTCGTCTTGAGATAGCCAGGGTCGTTGACAGAGTTGTCAGGGACAATCCCGACATAGACGCGATAGCGATATCGCTGCTCGTCCTCGAGCAGGACGGCGAGCTGGACGCTCTGCTTGAATGGGTCGAAGTTGCCATCCTGATCGAAGGTCGGGCAGGGGCGACCATAGATGTTGACGATCTTACTCATAGTGGGGTCTCTCCTTCGGAAGGGTGCAGGGGAACTCGCCCTCGTAGATCATCGTGGCGTAGTGTCCATCGCTGATGGTCGAGGACGGCGGGTGTCGGGCCTCGTTCTGGCCCTGGCACCAGAGGGTCTGGTCGTCGCACCAGGCCTCGGCCTCGGCGCGGGTCTTGAAGACGGCAGGCGTCGGCACGTCTGGGCCGATCTGCGGCTCGTAGGTGTCATAGTACCAGCCGCCCTCCTCGGGTCCGCCGTACGACTTGTCATGCATGACGATCGCGCAGGCGAACCAAGGCGGGTCGTCGTCCCTGGGCAGGAGATCGACGTGCGCGTCGTCGATCGCGGCGACACAATCTTCCATGTGATGCCAGCCATTCGACCAGTCGTGACCAGCGTCGCGCTGGCGGTAGCGATGACGCCAGGCCATCTTCGTGGTGGAGAAGTCCTGGTAGCGTTCGATCTCAAAGGTGAGACCGCTCCCATGAGAGTAGATCAGTGTTCCTTGCATCGCTCAATCCTCGTTGGACCCAGGCTTGATTGCCAGGGTTGAGACAATATTGGCCCCCGCGACAGCGGAGGCCAACCAGGTTGTCACGAGTGTCACCTGCGTGACTGCTTGACGATCTCCCTCATCTGCTGCCCAGTGGTCGACCGCAGAGCCTCTGGGTCGACGAGGCACTTTCCGTCGTGGCAGACCATCAGGCCGCTCCTGGTCAGCTCGTGCTTGAGCGTGGTCAGGGAGTGGGGGTTGAAGCGACGGATGCCGTCCGGCGTCTGCTCCTGGAGGCCGACGAACCACATCTTCAGGCTGGCCTCGGTGAACGCGGTTCGGTCGCCGACCCACTTGACAAAATTCTCATAGATGCCCAGCCCGTTCACGAGCTTGATCTTCTTCTGAGCGAGTGGTGTCTTGGGCGGGGGATCACCGACCACCCGGACCCCATTCTGGTCTGGGTCGGTCTGATTGGTCATCAGGACCTTGTCGCCCGTCTTCACCGTGGCAGTCGAGGGCGGGGTCGGGGCGATGTATGGCTTCACGGAGAAGCCGCGCATCAGGAGCTCGCTCAGGAGCTCCCTCGACTTGGCGTCGTCCTCGAGAGTGAGGATGAAGATCTTCTTGGTCATCAGTAGATACTCCCGTCTGCACCATCAAGATCGTTCTCGATCCCCTGGAGGGTGCTGTCCAGGTCGTCGAGGTCGGGGGCCTCCCCGGTCACGAGGTCGTCGATCAGGCGCTCCATGCCAGCCTTCAGCTCGGAGCGCATGTCATCGATGTTGGGGAATGCCACGTTGCTGATCTCTGCGCGAGCATTGGTGATGTCGCTGCTGGCGGAGTCAATCACGTCCATCAGCTCGCCGATCTTGCGGTCCATCTTGTCCTTGTCCCGCTCGAGCTCCTCGGTCTGGTCCTCGAGCTCTTCGATCTTCTCCTCGAGCTCGGCCACGCGGGCGTCAACAAGAGGACGGACCAGCCAGTCGAGCGGCATCACGTCGTCCGGCTCCATCTTCTTCACGGCCAGCTGGTGAGGTCCCTCCTCCAGCATCCAGTGGATCTCGCCATTGGAGATGTCCATCATGTGGAGGACGCCCATCGGCTCTCCCCTCTGGGACTTGCTGTACCGCACGAGCTTGAACTGCGCGATGAAGAGCTCGGCAGCCGCGATGAAATCGGGCGTGTCGAACTCGCCGCGACGGACCAGGCTCCCGTCGTCGGTGATCTCAAATACACGGAAGATCATTGTCGTTCTCCTTTCGCTGTCCTGATTGACAGCGTGCACCCATGGTGGGCCTGGGGAGGGGTCGCGGCAATGGGGCTGCCGCGTTCCATCAGCTCACATCCATCCACTTCATGCAGGTCTGGAGCAGATGGTCGTAGTCACCGGATGTGGCCTCTGTCGTGAACTCCTTCACGACATCCTCGCTCAGCTTGGCCTTGCGCAGAGCAGTGCGCCCACGAGCCATCACCGCGAAGGCGTTGCCGTCGCATCCGGTCAGCTTGAGCTTGATCTCTGGGTACTTGGGGGTCATCGGTCTCTCCGTTGATGAGGTGCGGCCCAGGGCGAAAGGATGAAACTCCATGGGCCGCGTGCGACGCGGTGGGCCTGAGGCCGCGTCACTTCTTGTGCTGGAGAGTCTCCAGGGTTCCGATCGCCTCGTTCACTGACACAGCCCTGGGGCTCATGGCGATGGTCTCGCCGTCAGGGCCGATGACCTCGAAGCGGTAGCCCTCGTCGGTCAGGTCAATCACGACGCTGAAGTCCGGGGCATCCCAGATGAAGCCGTCGCCCTCGATGCCCATGAAGCCGCTGTAGTCGGTGATGGGCTTGAAGCTGCCGGCAATCATCGCCTTGAAGATGGCCGTGAAGGTCGGGAGGGTGAAGCCCTTCTTCGGCTCGTCGGCCTTCGGCTTGAGCGAGCTCACGAAGATGGTCCCGTGGACGCACAGCTCGATGTCGTTGCCCTCGCGCTCGGCAGTCTCCATCGCCGCGTCGAGGCTCTTCTCGAACGTGGCCACGAAGCTGGCTCGGTCGCCCTGTCCGTCGAGCGTGAGCATCGTGGACTTGCGTCCGTCGACACCCTCCTTGTTGAGGGTCTTGGACCCTCCGCTGATGAGACCCAGCAGGTCCTCCAGGCGCATTGTCTTGATCTCAGCCATATACGATCTCCCTGAAGATGGCAGTTTGAACGAGGTTGTCGGCGGTTTCGACGTCGTAGTTCTCATCCAAGAAGTCCGCCGTGTCCTTCTTGCGCTCAGGGCGCTCCAGCGCCCACTTGAGCTTCTTCCACCCGAGCATGTGGGTGCCTTCCTCGTCCGTGATCTCAAGAGACCAGCGTCCGTCATAGAAGGTCGAGCCCTCCTTCCAGGTGTCGTGGTAGGAGACCTTGGTCTTGTTCCCCTCGGTGTCCCAAGTGTAGAACTGAACCTTGGTCGGCCACGAGATCATGCCCCCGCTCTCGATGAAGGTGGTCATCAAGTCGCAGATCATCTTGCTCGTGACGGTGTAGTCAAATCGGATCACACGATCCATGTTCGTCTCCATGAGTTGCCTGAACCTGAGGTGGCCCAGGCCCACTGTGGGCGGCGCGACACGTCGGAGCAACCGGGCTGCTTGGACCAGATTGGGAACGCTGTCGGGATCGCTGTCGGCACCATTGGTCGGTTCCTGCAAAGAGGCTTCCAACCCCCTCCGCTCGCGGCCAAGCCAGCGAGGAACACGGGACACCGAGGGAGGCATCTGCCCCCTGGGCTTCCGGACGGCCCCCATCAGGACTGCTGCCGCTTCACGTGGTGGCCGAAGACATCTTTGAGCTCAAGTCGAGGAACTTGTTGGGGTGGAACATCCGTCCCAACTCGAAGGACAGCCTGTTCGGATCCGCCTTCTCCATCATCTGCAGTGCTGCCTGAGACAGTATCGTCGGCGGCAGGACGGTCTGCACCACCTGTGCCCACAGGTGCTCCACCTGCCCCCTGCTGAGTGTTTTCTCCGACAATTTCTCCTCCCGCGTCGTGATGATTGAAGGCTCTAGTAAACGCGCCACTGCAGGTCTCGACAACCTTCAGGCTGAGGCTCCTGAGCATGGCACCCAGGAGGCGCTCGCGAAGAGCAGAGACCACGCGGCTGTCCGGGTCCACCGGGAATGGCATGATCACCATCTCATTCATGCGCAGAGTGATGTGGTGGACATGACCACCAGCTGGCACGACCTCCGCCCTAGGAGGAGTGTTGCTGGCCACGAAGAACAGAGCGTCGGTCGTCTTCTGCTCGCGGGCGATCTGTGTGCGCAGCGTGTCGACCATCATGGTCTGCGTCTGGAGCTGAAGGCTGGCCTTCTGGAGATCAGCGTAGGTGGCCAGTCCGGCCATCTTCAGGGCGTCACGCAACAATGGCATCTCGTCTCCTCTCGAGCCAGTCCGCTATCTCTGGGAACGGGACGGAACCGCCGTCCTCCAGGTCGCGATCGTTCATGTTGGCGACCTCGTCAGCAATGCTCTGATCGAGGCCGATGGCGGCCAGGTAGTCCTTGCTCAGGGTGTAGGCCATGACCTTGCCGCCTGGGAGCTGGTAGTCGACGGAGGTCTGCAGCTTCACCCGCCGCAGGCCCTTCGTCCATCGGTCGTTGCGGATGAGCACGCCCAGGGCGCAGCACTTCCCGCTCTCTGGGTCCTCGAGCTCGCCGCGCCACTGCCTCCAGATGTGCGGCTTCCGGAGGCAGCTGATCCAGGTGTCGAAGAGCGCGGCCTTCACCGCACCAGCTCCAGCAGAGCCAGCTTCTCACGCACGTGACCGCACGGCGGGCGCTTGCTGTTGCGCGTGGCCCTGGCGGCTCTCCGAGCAGCTCGCTGCGCGTCTGCCAGGGTGTTGTAGTGCATGGCCCGCGCCATCGTGCCGTTCGTCCGGAACTTGGTGTCCGGGTGATTGAAGAAGGCACGCTCCATGTCCCAGGAGGCCTGGGGGTCGAGCCTCTTCTTGCGGGCGCGCATGGCACGGCGGGCGCTGGCTCGCCGCTCCTCGCCCCTGGCCTGGGCGGACGGCTCCTTGGCCATGTCCGGGATCCTCATTCCGTTCGGCATCACGTCATCCTTCGACTGCATCAGCTCTCTCCATAGAAGCGGGCCAGCACTCCGTGCAGGTCCGGCAGGCGGTAGTTCGGTCCCTTCAGCACCTTGCCGTCCTCGCGGCGCTTCACCGTGCCATCGGGCATGAGCTTGCTCATGTTCGCCGAGTGGACCTCGTTGAAGGCGACGCGGGCGAGCTCTGGGCTGATGCCCAGGGTGAGGTAGTATCCGATCACTACATAGTGGAGATCGCTGATCTCCTGCAGGATCTTTGCGCGGTCGCCAGTCTCCAGCGCCTCCCGGATCTCCTTCAGCTCCTCGAGGACAAGATCCTCGCGCAGCTTGATCCGGTCCTCCGGCAGTCCGTTCACCATGGCCACCGGGTCGCGCTCGCGACCAAAGGTGCCATGGAACTCGCCCACCTGGGCGAACGGGTCGTTCATCTTGGGCATCACGCCTCCTTCTTCATGCTCAGCAGTACAATGGACGGGAGCCACAGCGCCACGAGGAAGAAGAGTTGGAGCAGCCACATGCCACGTGTCTGCCCTGGGCGGAGCGGAGACCAGCCCTTGCCCACGATGCTGATCAGCACCCCGATGAGCAGGTACACGGCCAGCGCCTTCCACAGAAATTCCATTCGTCTCTCCTATGTTGCCGCCTAGTATAGGCCAGCGGCCCTTCGCAGGCTGTGGGTTATTGGCTATTCGTCGCCCGGCTCCCAGTCGCCCTTCTTCGGGATCATCTGCTCGCCCTGGGGATCCAGCGGCCAGCCCTTCTCCTCGATGGAGGTCTTGGAGATGACGAGGGTGTACTCGTCGTCATTGGGAGACTTCAACCGGATCCAGTTGCTCTCCTTCTTGACCTTCTTCACCAGCATCATGCCGGAGTGAGGATAGGGGCCGAGATCATTGGCAATCCCGGTCAGGTTCTCGTGAAGCGGCGTCCCAGGAGCGGCGAAGGTCGCGGTCAGCTTGCCCTCGAGGCCCAGCTCGCGGGCGACCCTCTTGAACTCGCCCTTGTGGCCGCACTCGTTTCCGCAGCCCGCGTGGACGCACTCGTGGAGGAGGATGTCCAGGACACGAACAGGCTCGTCCTGCGTCGGGCAGATGAACATCTGGGTCGTGCCATCGACCGTCGACTTCGGTGGCCAGCACTGACCGATCGCCTGGCCTGCGCCGTGGCGACCCTTCGGGAAGCCACAGCTGACATAGACCTTGTCGGGGATCGGTGCCTTCAGGTCCCTGAGCCAGGGGCGGAAGCGCCGCACTCCCTCGTGCAGCCATTCCTCTCGAAATTTTATGGCGTTGGACTTCATCATCGCACTCCTTTGCAATGGGAATTATATAGATGACTCCCGAGCGCATTAGTCATCCGCCTTCTCGGCGTTCTTGCGCTGGCGCTTCACCTTGCGCTCGGTTCGCTTCGCCCACTCGCCCTTGTCCTTCGGGCGGTAGGCGAACACGCGATCGGTTACGGCGTCGAGAATGGCTCGGATTGCGTCACTCATGCGATCAGTTCCTTGTAAGTGAGCCTCTGGCCGATCGCGGCGGCGAACATGCGGTCGAGCCGGTGCAGCGTGTGGTTCTTCACGTCGCCGTCGCCAAGCCGGAAAGCGAACTCCCCGACGTAGCGGTGCAGGTGCTTCGGCGAAGCGTGGTGATAGACCCCGTGCAGTCCGCGCTTGAGCAGCGCGAACACGCTCTCGATGCCGTTCGTGGTCACATCGCCGCGCACGTATTCGCCAGCGCCGTGATTGATGGTTTCGTGCCGGTAGAGCAACCCGCCGACGCGACTGTAGATGCCGCTTTCGTCGGTGTGGACCGTCGAGCCGACCTGAACGTGGCGGTGGGTGAAGCCGACCGCGTTGCGTCCGGTGACGCTGGCCCGGACCTCGGCCTTGACGCGCCCGCTCTCGCGCTCGCGTCCTGCTATAATGGCAGTCTTGCCGATGCCACCACGACCAAGGTTCAGCCGCTTGCTCTCGTGCTTAGCGGCCTCCTTTCCGCCGATGTAGGCTTCGTCGATTTCGACAATCCCCGCCAGTTCGGTAGGATCGTTACCGCAAGCCTCGCGCAGCCGTTGAAGCATGAACCATGCGGTCTTTTGCGTGACGCCGATCTGCGCATGAAGCTGGACGCTGCTAATGCCTTTGCGGGCCGTGACGAGCAGATACATCGCGTAGAGCCATTTGTGCAGCGGCACCTTGGACCGCTCGAAGATGGTTCCGGTTCGGATGGTGAAATCGAGCAGGCAGGCGTTGCAGCGGTAGAAGCCGCCCTTGCGGGTGCCGATGCGCATCGCCTCGCCGCACGCCGGGCAGGTGGCCCCGTCAGGCCAGCGCCGCGCCTCGAAATAGACGCGGGCGCTCTCCTGATCGGGGAACATCTGAAACAGTTCAAAAGTGCTGATGGTGGATTTACTCATCGCGCATCCAATCCTCTACCTCATCCTCTGCATCAACAGCGACGGCACCGTGGCCATTGCAGTGCTCGCAAGTCACTTCATACAAGCCCGGCCCAA